TTTTAAGAATAGTTTTCCTTTCTCTTGTTTCTTATCTGTTGCTTTATGCCCTATCATTGCACCAAGGTCATTGATTAGTTTTAATCCCTTTTCAGTAGACTTTTCGTATTCCTTTTCAATCTTCTTTTTGATTTTTCCTTGTATGAGGTCTATGATGTCGTGATAACTAGTGACTAGTTTACCTTCTTCTATAGATTCACCTCTGACTTTATCTGCAAGGTCTTTATCTGCCTTACCCCATGTGCCTGAACCTTTAGTGATAAAACTGTTCACTCTTGCGTGTCCCCATTGCTCAGGAGTTGTGCCAGGTCTATGACCAGTTCTCCATGCAGCGACACCTCTTTTGTATACTTGTTTGAGTATACCAACAGATATGCCTGTTTTGTCGGCTTTCTTTTTAAGTGACTTATCGGCAGCACCTTCTTCTTCTAATTCGACTTCTTCTCGTTGTGCTTCTCTCTGTTTTTGCATCAACTCATTTTCTTTTTCTTTCTCGTCTTCTGCCTTTTGTTTTTCGTTTTCTTTTTCGTGTTTCTGTTTTAACTTTTCGACTTCTCTTTCGTGTTTGTCTTTTTGTCTATCTGTTTCGTCTGCTTGGTTTGCTTTCAGTCTTGCAGCGGCAACTGCATCTTCACCAAACATTTTTTTGAATTTCTTTGTGTGTTTTGAGGGTTTTGTTTTTGCTTGTGCATCACCTGGAGCAGGTTCATATGCACTAGAATCATCATCGTCTTTCTTTGCACCCTTTTCGAAGTGTCTTGCTCTATCTTGTTTAGTAGACTTTGCAAGTTTATCATCACCTTTCTTATCGAAGTATTTCTTAGGTTGAGTTCCGTCACGAGATTTTACATCTTTATCTTGTGCTACTTTCTTTGCCTCTGCGATATTTTGGTCTAATATATCCATAATAACTATTTATCCTTTTTTCTTCAGTAATAATTCGTATTCTTTCCAAGAAGTTGCCTTCTTATTACCAGGAAACTTAGATGACCAACCTTGTAGATAACTGTACAGTTTTGAGGCCTTTCCATCTAGGGTTTTTATATCATCATCATTTGTGATTTCTATAAAATCATTCTTAAAGATACTTTTGAATTGTTTTGAGTTCTTTTGAGCTGCATCCCAATCACCTTTTACTATTTCAGGTGGTAATTTTCTTGCCCTCTTTTCGTTTCGTTTTTGTGCATTATCTAATGATGCACTTACATATATCATCTTGTACTCATAACCTAATTCATCTAACATCTTCTTATAGTTTACAATTTTAGATGCTTTAGCACTGGTAGTGTCAAAGATAAGACCAAGTCTACCTTCAATATATCTATCCATTGCATTACCTGTAATCTTTTTTGCCTTGGCACGGATGCCATCTCTGACATTTGAATCAATTTTTCTTAAATCTAGGGATAATCCTGCCTTCTTTAGGCCTGCCTCAAAAGCACTATCTGTATTGACAAGTTTTAACCCCAATGCTTTCAGACCTAGTTTCTTAACAACAGTAGATTTACCTGAACCAGGACCTCCCATTAAGAACACTGCTTTGAATGTTCCTGGGTCATAGACTCCTTCATCTATTAAGTCTTCTATCATATAATCTGGTAGTGTTGACTCAACAATACCCATACCTTTACGAATATCTTTGTATAGATTCTCTATATCTTTTTTGTTTCTTGTAGGAACTCCTTTAGAGAATGCTTCGAAATCACCTTGTTCTGCCAAGGCACGGAGTTTTGATGCACTCATTCCTGAAACATCATCGGCATCTGGGTCTCTTTCTCCTGCAGATACTATTTGTATCTCATTGAAGTTGTAATATCCATGTCTTGCTTTGACACCATTGTATTTCTTTAATAGTGTTTCGAACTCTTTGACTCTATCTGAACCAACGACCATTTTTACTCTGTTATATCCCTGTTTCTGCAATTCATTACATATATCAAATACAGTTCTTGCAGCGACATTTGCAACTATTCTACCAAAGAACTTTTGAAGGTACTTAATCTTGTCTTTATGTGATAATGGATTTTTCTTAGGGTCATTTGAGTGTGATGTGAATAACATTACTTGATACCCACCACTTGATTCTTTTTTAAGTTTGTCTACTAACTTTGCATGACCTGTAGTTGGTGGATTGAAACGACCAAAGGTGAATACTACACCTTTATCCTTTCCTTCTTTTAAAAATGAACTTAATTTTTTCATGACATATCTTCTCTATCTTTCTTAACTAAACCTGCTAGTATTTTCATATTCTCAACACCACTTTTACTTGTGTCATAGTGATAAGGTTTAGGTGTGTCACCAACAACCCAATCATCCTCTTTAAACTCTATATCTGTTTGAGCAGGATAATCTGGTAGTGCGAAAGTTCCGAATGATTTTAATTTGCCCATTACTTATCCCAATTCTTTTGTGCAGTGAAGTTATTGTATGCAAACTCCATTCTATCTACTAATTTGACTGCACTTCCTGTTTTGTCTATTGCAACATAACCTTCAGGATTTACAACTTCAAAACCTGTTGCAGTCTTTTTGAAAGTTCCTATACTCTTTACTCTATTTAGGGCAACAATGATTATCTGTTTTGCAATAACAAGGCCTTCCATAAACTTAGTTAGATTGGTAATGAAACTGTTTAATGCACGAAGTTCGTTATACAATTGTTCACCAATCTCTCTCTTAATCTCTTTAGTCTTTTCCATTTTAACTTTGCCGACTACTTTATCTCTCCAATAGTTCTCAAAGTGTTTCATGTATCCTGCATATGTTGGTTTATAAGAACCACCTCTTATTTGTGCATTACAGTATGTCTTGTAAGATGCACCTGCACCCTTTTGATTTATTGTTGACTGTATTTCCATGAACTTCTGTAAGTCTTTCTTAGTGATACCATGAAATGATTTACCAACTCCTGATAAAACTTGTGTGAGTTTAAGTGTTTCTTTTGCAGTCATTGTGGAGTTTCCAGACACATCTTTATATGTTGCATCATCTACCCACACATCTGATGAACTGCCTAGACTTGATGTGTTCACACCAAAACTTGCAGACAAGTCTTCTATTGTTCCACCACTATAAGTAGTGTGAAATACAATTCCCATTTTAGAACTTGCAATAGTTTTACCCAACTTAGAGTTTATATCTACTGCATATAGAATGGTGTTTGGTTGAAAAGTGATGAATGATTTACCATCAATCTTAGTCATTTTCTTATCATTGGTATACATCAAGTCACCTTGCATGATTGTATTCCAAGATAACTTGGATAGATATTTAAATGATGTTAGAAACTTTTCTTTTAATTGACCTGAGAGTTCAGATGCATCGTTAATTTCTTGTTCTGAGGTGTAGTAAAGTGGTGTTTTGTTGAAAAGAGATTTCTTTGCAACGAAGAATTGACCTGTTTCTGGATGTTTTCCACAAAAGATTGCAGGTGCCCCATCCCATTTAACAGTCATGTTTACAGAACTGTTAGAATTTCCTTTCATCATGTCTCTAAGACCTTGTAGAAAGTTTATTGCACCACGACCACCATCAATCCCTTGATTGATAATCTCGTCTTCTAAGTGTTCTAAATGTAGATTCTTTGCGCCCATAGTAGTAGATTATACACCTTTTTAATGTGTTTGTCTACTATTTATGTGTTTTATAATCTACCAACCAGCAGGTTTGGATTCTGATGCTGTTGGCATTGCATCATATGATGTTAAATCTGTTGCATCTAGTTCTTTAGCTGCCCATGCAGTTTTTTTAGATTGTAAAGCAGTGATATCTTTAGTAATGTTTGATTCTCTGTAAAGTTCAGAACCAGCTTTATTCCTCGAATCTCCCAACAAAGTATCTGCACTACCTATGTGTTCTGAACCACCGTGTCTGCGTTTATATAGTTGCAAGTGATTTGCCACAAAGGTTTGCATTTCCGTATCAGTGTTATCATCCATATAAGATTCATACATATCATTTATAAGTGAATCTGAATGTGCTTGAGCCGCAGTTCTGAATGCTGTTAAAGTAGTCGAAGTTCCCAATCCATCTAAAAAGGCAATCTTAACATCTAATTCTGCTAAGTCAGCAGTCATTTGGTCAATCATTGGTTGAATATTATTGTCTATTTCGTCTTGGTATACACCCATTTTATGTCCTCTAACTAGGTTTTTATACAAGTATTTAGGTTTTAGAAAGCGGA